GCGTTGCTGTGGTCGTACTCGCCGTTCAGCATGGTCATGAGCTGCAGCTCATCCATTTTCAAAAATTCTTTACCTGGACAAAAGAAGAAATTGTCAACAAGGCAACCATGAGCCGGATAAAATACCACACCAGTGCCCCAAAGACAAAGGACGGCGGGCGGCCCGGCAAGGTAGATTTTGACGAACTGCACGCCTACGAAAATTCTAAGCTAATCGACGTTGCGGTGGGCGGCCTGGGCAAGCGCCGCCTTCCCCGCCGCACGTTCATAACCACACAAGGCGACGTGCGCGACGGCCCGCTGGACAAGTACACGGCCAGGGCTGAAAAAGTCCTTGAAGGCAACACCCCGGACAGCGGCTGGCTGTATTTTATATGCCGCCTGGACAGCGACGCGGAAATTATGCAGCCGGAAATGTGGGGCAAGGCAAACCCGTCTTTGTACGACCCAGCACGCACCGAACTGCTGGAAGAAATCAAACTTGAATTCGAGGAATACAAGGAAGACCCTGCGGGGCACGGCGCTTTCGCAACCAAACGCATGAACCGCCCGCAGGGCGACAAGGAAGCCGAAGTCACCAGCTGGGAAAATATTCTTGCAGCTTCCCGGCCTATCCCGGAAGGAATCGGCCTGGAAACGCACCCGGCGGTTTGGGGCGTTGACTACGCCAGCACACAGGATTTTGTTGCCGCTGGCGTGCTGTGGGAAATCCAGGGAACTTATTACTGGATAACGCACACATGGGTTTGCGCACAAAGCAAGACACTTTCGCGGATCCAGTTTCCGCTTGCCGAAGCCGAAGCGCGGGGAGAATTAACGATGGTAGACGCGCCAGAGATCGACCCGGAAACGCCGGTCAACTGGATAGTAGAACAAAGCGAAAAATACAATTTGTTGCTGGGCGGCATTGACCATTACCGCTATACCCTGCTGTCAAAAGCCTTCGCTTCGGCGGGATTCAGCACCGACAAGCGCACCGGCAACGTAAAGCTAACATACACGCCGGAACAATCCCAGGTTGCGCCCATCATTACAAGCGCGTTTACAAGCCAACGCATTGTTTGGGGCGACAGTATGCTAATGCGCTGGTACACGAACAACGCCTGCCGCCTTATCGACAAGCGCGGCAATATATCGTTTGGAAAGTATGAGCCTAAGAGCCGGAAAACGGACGGCTTTATGGCAATGGTTGCGGCCTTCGTGGCTGCCGTTATCAAGCAGGACGAAATGCAGGCGGCGGACTATTCTTCCGCCGACCTGCCGGACGTTTACACCTACTAAGCCAACGGAAAGGGGGTGAAATATTGAAATTTGCAAACTTTGTAAGCAGTTTGCTGGACCTGGCCCCGCGCGACGCTTCGGGAAACATCGTCCTGCAAGATGCAACCGCAGAGCAGCGGTTGAATGTCGAAGAACTGGCTATTTTTTCGACCATTGACCTGATTGCTTCGGCGGCTTCCTTGTGCGAGTGGCGCACCTACCAGGCCGGAGAGCGTAAGAAGGGCGAAGACTGGTACAGCTTCAACGTGGAGCCGAACCAAAACCAAAACGCTGCGGAATTCAAGCGCCTGCTTGTGGCCCGCCTGCTGCGCTTCAACGAAGCGCTGGTTTTCGAGCGCGGCGGCGCGCTGTACCTGGCCGACAGCTTCACACGAACCGAGTACGCTTTCCGCCCGTGCGTGTATACCGGCGTTACCTGCAACAATTTAACGCTTTCCTACACGCTTACGGAGCCGGACGTGTTTTATTTCCGGCTGGCGAACCAGGACGCTGCCGCACTGCTGGCGAACCTGCGCGGCCTGTACAGCGAAGCAATGAAGGAAGCACTGGACAAGTACAAGAAGTCGGGCGGGCGCAGCGGTATACTGGAAATTTCCGGCCAGGCCCGTGGCAAAAAGACGTTTGAAACCGATCTGGACAAGCTGATGAACGAGCGATTCAAAACGTTTTTCGAGAACAAGAACGCCGTGCTTCCCCTGCTTGATGGCTTCCACTACGTCCCGCAGGACGGAGCAGCCACACAGAAGGGCGCAAACGAAATAAGCGACTTGGACAGCCTTATCAAACAGGCCCAAGACCGCGCCTGCAACGTCTATCACGTCGCACCCAGCCTGCTGCGCGGCGAAGTCACAAACATTGACGAAGCTATCCGCAGCACGCTGTCCTTCGGCGTAAAGCCGCCGCTGCGGCTGATTGAAACCGAAATCAACCGAAAAGCCTACGGCAAGGACGTGCTGAACGGCTGGAAGATGATGGTTGACACTACGCACATTCGCCTTGTGGACGTTTTCGACGCGGCGGCGCAGGCCGACAAGCTGGTGCAGGACGCGCTTTATAGCGTAAACGAACTGCGCGAAAAGTTTGAAGACGACCCGATCCCCGAAAGGTGGGCAAGCGAATACAACCGCACAAAAAACATGGAAAAAGTACAGCCGCAGGCTGCGGCACCGAAAGGAGGTGAGAAGTAAAAAATGAGAATCGGAATGGAAGCAGTTATGCAGGCCGGAACGACTGGGAAAGCGTTCAATTTTTGGCTGGTGGACACTATCGCCCCCGACCAAAAAACGCGGAACTGGTACACCGGCGAGGAAACCACCGTGGAAAGCAAGACAAGCCAGCGCTATTTCGTCGATAACCTGAACGGCGCGGCGGCTGGCGACACCGTGAACCTGTATATCAACAGTGTGGGCGGCAGCGTAAAGGAAGCGCTGGGAATTTACAGCACCCTGCGCCGCTGCCCCGCCACTGTTGTGGCATACATTGACGGATACGCCGCTTCTGCGGCTTCTGTCATTGCTATGGCAGCGGACAAAATTATCATGCCGCGCAATACTTGCATGATGGTACACAACGCCGCCGGTCCGGCCTACGGCAACGCAACACAGCTGCGCAAGGCTGCCGACGACCTGGAAGTTATCAACCTGGCGGCAATTCAATCCTACATGAACAAGGCGGGCGACAAGCTGCCCGCCGACAAGCTGTCGGAACTGCTGAACGCGGAAACCTGGCTGACTGCCGAAGACTGCATGGAGTACGGCCTGGCCGACGAATACGCCGACACGGACGCAGACCTTGACGAAGCAATTCGGCAATACCGCGCCGCGATGGAAGCCGCCCCGCAAATGCAGCTTGAAAAAGCAATGCCCAGTTTCATGCCTGCCGCCAAAGCCCCCGAAACCGCCCCGCCGCCCCCGGCGGAACCTTCCCACGCTTCCCCGGCGGAAGCCGCCGAAGGGAAAAAGACCAGCGCAATTTTTATGCTGCTGGAATCCATGACAAAGGAGTAAAACAACAATGAGAAGCAAAGATCTTATCGCAAACGCCAAGAAGGCGAACGCTGCGACGCTGGCCGCCGCCTTCCAGACCGGCGACGAAACCAAAATGACCGAGGCCCTGGCAACCTTCTGCGGCGACATCGAGGAAGCCGTTCTGCAGCAGGCCCAGCAGGAAGCTGACGAACGCAACCAGGACACTGCCATCATGGCCGCCCGTGGCGTTCATGTGCTTACCAGCGCGGAAATGAACTATTACACCGAACTGGGCAAGTGTGTCAAGTCGGGCGATCCCAAGATGGCCATTACCAACTTCAAGGTTGCCATGCCCGAAACTGTGATCGACGGCGTTATCGGCACCATCAAGAAGGAACACCCCCTGTTGGACCGTATCAGCTTCGTGAACACCAGCTACCTGACCCGCTTCGTCGTCAATGCCGCCCCCGCTTCCGCTGCGACCTGGGGCAACATCACCGACAAGATTGCCAAGGAACTGACCGGCGCGCTGAAAGACTTCAACATGACTCTGCTGAAGTTGTCCGTGTTTATGTGTATCAGCCAGGACCTTATTGATCTGGGGCCGCAGTACCTTGACCAGTACGTCCGCGAGAGCCTGTCGGAAAGCATCGCAATGGCCCTGGAAAGCGCCATTGTGGACGGCGACGGCAACGGAAAGCCCATCGGCATGACCCGCGACGTATCCGACAGCGCCAGCGTTGTGGGCGGCGCTTACCCGCGCATGACTGCCGTAAAGCTGGAAAAGCTGGAGCCTGCGCCCCTGGGCAACATCGTGGCGAAGCTGGCCCGCGACCCCGCGGACGCTACCAAGGCCCGCGCCATCGACCCCGGCGACCTGATCTTCCTGTGCAACCCGTTTGACTACTGGCAGAAGATTATGCCCGCCACTTCCTTCCGCCGCCCCGACGGCACCTGGGCGCACGACATTCTGCCCATTCCCGCAGAGACCATGCAGACCGCCGCCCTGGAAAGCGGCAAGGCCGTGCTGGGCATTGCGTCCCGCTACTTCGCGGGCCTGGGCGCAACCGGCAAGGACGGCACCATCGTGCAGGACGACAGCGTGCGCTTCTTTGAGGACGAACGCGCCTACAAAGCCAAGTTGCAGGGCAACGCCCGCCCCTTGGACGCTTACGCCTTCGTCCTGCTGGACATTTCCGCCCTTGATACCAACCCCGCCACGCTGGTGCAGGTTGTCGCCCCTGTCGTCACCAAAGCAGAAGGCTGATAACGCGGAGGGCCTACCATGAACGAAACAGCGGAGACCGCAGCGCAGGTAAGCGACCAGCTGTACCAGGCTGTACTTAACCGCATGAACATAACGTGGGAGCCTGACGAAAAAACCGAACGCAACACAAAAAACGCCATAGAAGAAGCCCTGGACTACCTGCGAGATACTGCCGGAAGCCCAGGGCTTTCGTTCGAAAGCGGGGAACTTCGCCAGCTGCTTATAACGGCGGCCTGGTACTTTGTGAATAGCAAACGCGCCGACTTCATCGAAGAATACAGCGGCGAATTAAATATGCTTCGGTTTCGGGAGGGCTTCGGCTGTGGCAAAGAATAAAATCAAATTTGAAACTTTTCTTGACGGGCTTTGCAGTGTGTGGCGGCTGGACGACAAACAGCGGCCTGTACCGGTAATCAAAAATATGCGCTTCCAAGACCGCATTATCGGCACCCGGCGGAACTACGAAGCGGAACAGGCAGGCCACAAGGTTGAACGCCTTATCCGTATACCGCGCGCCGACCAGGTGGAGCGCGGCGCTTTTGTAGTTATCAGCGGAAAACAGTACGGAATTGCGCAAACGCAGATCATCAAGGACACGCTGCCCGAATGTACGGACTTGACCCTGGAGCAGCCGGAACTTCTGCTCGACTTCGACGACACGGAGGTGGGCGGCGGTGGCCGATTTTGATTTTTCGGCGGCACTTACCGCGACGCTAAGGACATACGCCAACGGCGTGGCCGAAGCCGTGGACGAAGCTGCCGAGAAGTGCGCAAAGGGACTTGCCAAGGAACTGCGCGGCACCGCCCCGAAGCGGACGGGCGCATACGCAAAAGACTGGACTTCCAAGCAGACGGGCGCGAACGCACGCGGCGCGAAGGCGTACACCGTGTACAACAAAGCCCATTACCAGCTTACACACCTTTTGCAGAATGGCCACAAAGGCCCTGCCCCTGCCCCGGCCTACCCGCACATTGACCGCCCGGCGGAAAAGTGGCAGCAAGAATTCGTTACCGAGTGCGAGGAAGCGACCAAATGAAAAGAAGCACCATACTTGCCCGGCTTGCTGAAACCGGGATCCGGCAGGAAGCGGAAAAGGTTGTGCCAGCGAACGGCGCACCTGTGCCGCTTCCCTATCACGTTGTCCGCGCGGACGAAGTGGAAGACGGCGACGACCTGGGCCGCGTGAGAATTAAAACGCTTACCTGGGCCGTTGCCCTTTTTACAAAAAACAAAGACTTTGCACTTGAACGCAAAATCCTGGCCGCCCTGCAAGGCTGCGGCCCCGTGAACGTAGACCACTTCCCCGACGGCACCCCCTATCAAACACTTTTTTCATTCACAACGAGAGAGGTACACACATGAAAGAGATCGACAACAGCGAAAATATTATCCTGGGCAGCGGCGACCTGTATATCGTCGAGTTTAACGACGCTGTGCCCGAAGACGCAACCATCGAGATCGACGACAACCGCGCGGGCAACATCAAGGGCGGCGCAACGCTGGAATACACAGCGACCAGCCAGACCGTGAAGGACGACAAGGGCCGCGTTTCTAAAACCATCGTCACCGAGGAAGACGTGAAACTCAAAACCGGCCTTATCACCTGGTCCCCCGCCTACCTGCAGGCGCTTATCGAAACCGCCCGCGTGACCGAGACCGGGAAAAGCGGCCAGCACAAGCACCGCACTTACAAGCTGGGCGGCCTTGCCAACAAGACCGGCAAGCGCTACCTGTACCGCTTCGTCCACACCCGCGACGACGGGCGCAAGCTGCGCATTACCGTAACGGGCAAGAACAGCGGCACCATCAGCATTGCCTTCCAGAATGACAACCCCACGCAGGTGGACGCAGAGGTGACCGCGCAGAGCCTGGACAGCGACGGCACCCTGGTTATCATGGACGACGAACTGACCGAGAACGCAACCTAACGGAGAGGGGGCAAAAGTATGTTTGTGCTTTCGGGCGTAAAAAAACGCTACTATGAATTCCAGGCACCCGACAACAAGCAGGTGCTTCACATTGAGCCGCCGAAGCTGAAAACCCTTAACCGTATGAATGACCTGTCCCGCCCGGATTCTACGCCGAAGGAAGCGGCGGAAGTCGTGGCCCGTGTTATCGCCAAAAACAAGGAACGCCGCAAAATTACTGCGGACACGGTTATGGAGTGGATGGACATGGACCAGCTGGCCGGTTTCGTTCTGGATTTTGTCAGCTGGCTTTCCAACGAAAAGAAGAACGACCCAAACTAACGCCCCCCTCTTACCCAGAAACGGACGGAGAGGGGGTGCCGTTTGCGCTGTGCAGCGCAAGCGAAAAGTTGGTTTCCGAATACGCGGGCATTCCCCTGCCCGCCGTCTATGACCTGGACATTATAACATTCTGGGCGCTTCTGCGCGACGGTGTGATATACAACCGGGCGCAGACGGAAACGGGCAGGAAGTGGCTGCGCAATGCGTGGAGAATCACACAGACGGAGCCGGAAACCGAAAAACTGAAAGCAAAATACGGAGAAAGGGGGAATTGACGATGGCGGCCAAAACACTAAAGGGCATTACCGTTGAAATCAACGGCAAAACAACCGGCCTTGCAAACGCCCTAAAGGACGTTACCAAGACTTCCACGGCCCTGTCCAGCAACTTGAAGGAAATCAACAAGGCGCTGAAACTGGATCCCGGAAACACCGAACTGCTGAACGAAAAGCAGAGAATTCTTTCCGAAAGCGTAGCCGCCGCGCGCAAGGAATTGGAAACCCTGGAAGGCGTACAGAAACAGGTTTCGGACCAGTACGCCAACGGCGACATTGACCGGGGCGCGTGGCTGGAATATCAAAACAAGCTGCAAAAAGCCAAGCAGCACCTTGAAGATCTGGAAAAAGCGCAGAAAGACTTCGGCACCGCTGCCGCCCAGACCATAAAGGAAGCCGGCGCGAAAATCGAGGAATACGGCGGCAAGGTTTCAAAAGTAGGCGAGACGCTAACCAAAAATGTTACCACGCCGCTGACCGCTGCGGCTGCTGCTGGCGTTGCCGCATTTTCTGCCGTGGACGAAGGCGTGGACACCATCGTAACGGCAACGGGCGCAAGCGGCGAAGCCCTGGACGGTCTGGTGGCAAGCTATGAAACAATAGCAACCAGCATACCCGAAGAACTGGGCGACGTTGCCAGCGCTGTGGGCGAGGTAAACACCCGCTTCCACACGACGGGCGAAGAACTGGAAGGGCAGACAACGCTTTTCTTGCAGTTTGCCAAGATAACCGGCGGCGACGTAGTTTCGTCGGTTGACAGCGCCGACAAGGTGCTGAAGACCTTCGGCAAGACTTCGGACGACGCAAGCGGCCTGCTGGGCATGGTAGCCAAGGCGGCGCAGGACACAGGAATAAACGCGCAGGGCCTAATGGACGACGTGCTGGCGAACAGCGCGACCTTTAAGGAACTGAACTTTTCCCTGGAAGAAAGCGTCAACTTCATGGCCCTGTTGGACGAAAACGGCGTTGAATCGGGCGTGGCGCTGGCCGGGCTGAAAAAAGCCGTTGTGAATCTGACCGACGCGGGCATGAGCGAAAGCGAAGCCCTGCAAACCGTTATAGACAAAATCAAAAACGCCGGAAGCGAAACGGAAGCCCTAACCATTGCGCAGGAAACCTTCGGAACAAAGGGCGCGGCTGAAATGGCTACCGCGATACGCGAAGGCCGCCTGAGCCTTGACGACCTGTCGGCCAGCATGGCGGACTATTCAACCGTTGTAACTGACACCTACAACAACACAATGGACGGCGTTGACGGCGCAACGACTGCGGCGAACGCGGCTAAAATCGCAATGTCAACGCTGGGCGAAACAATCAGCGATATGCTGGCCCCTATATTCCAACATTTAACCCAGCTGCTTATTGACGCAAAAGCGCGCTTTGATACGCTGGACGACGGCCAAAAGCAAGCCATTGTTACCATTGGTCTGATTGTGGCTGCAATCGGTCCGGCCCTTGTGATTATCGGCAAGGTAATTACAGCCGTGGGAACCATTACCACGGGCGTGGGCAGCCTTGTGGGCTTTGTGGGCGGCACGGTTGTGCCGCTTATTACAGGCACCGTAATGCCCGCGCTGTCGGGTCTGTGGGCGCTTATGCTGGCAAATCCTATATCTATTGTTATTGCAGCCATTGCGGCCATTGTGGCCGCATTTGCGCTGCTGTGGAACAAGTGCGAAGGCTTCCGCAATTTTTGGCTTAATCTTTTTTCTTCCGTCAAAAGCACGGTTGTGGACGCGAAAAACAACGTTCTTTCCACCTTCGACGGAATCAAAAACGGAATTTCGAGCCGCATTGAGGGCGCGAAAAACAGCGTACACAATGCCATTGAAAACATTAAAGGCTTTTTCAATTTTAGCTGGTCCTTGCCGCACCTGCAACTTCCGCACCCGTATATTTCCGGGCGCTTTTCCCTAAACCCGCCCAGTGTGCCCAGCTTCGGTATTAACTGGTACAAAGAAGGCGGCATTTTGTCCGGCGCGCAGATTTTCGGGCAGATGGGGGGCAATCTTTTGGGCGGTGGCGAAGCGGGCCAGGAAGCCGTTCTGCCGTTGTCCGATTTTTACAGCCATCTGGACGGGATTCTGTCGCGGTACATGAACAACACGGCCAGCGGCCTGGTTATCCAGCTGAACATTGAACGCTTCGAGAACGGCGGATCCGAAGACATTAAGGAAATCGCCCGCCGCGTGGGCATTGAGGTGCGCCGCGAAGTTGAAAAGAAACGGGGGGCTTTTGAGTGATTAACACGTTCTATCTGGACGCGGAAAGCGCCGAAGCCTACGGCTTTATAATGCTGGCCCCGCCTGACCACGTTGTCGCGGAAAGGGACATCGAGCGCAAGGAAGTGCCCGGACGTTCGGGGGACGTGATTATCGACAACGGCAGGTATAAAAACGTAACTGTAAAATACAGCTGCGCGATTCTGCCGGAAGACGGCGTCCCCTACCGCACTACGGTTGCGCGGGCTGTCCAGTTTTTGAAATCCGGCCCCGCGTACAAACAGCTGCGCAACACCTACGACCCAGACCGCTTCCGCGAAGCGCGGGTGCAGGGCAGCTATTCGGTGGAAAGCATTGTCGAGCAGGCCGGGAAACTGGAAATTGCATTTGACTGCAAACCGCAGTTTTGGCTTGCGTCCGGCATTGAAACGCTGGACTTGCGCGAAAGCACAACCCTGCTGAACCCGACCAACCAACCAGCAAAGCCCATTATTACCGTTTACGGCACCGGCCCCGGCGTTCTGACTGTGGGCGGAACACAATGCCGTATTTTGGAACTGTCGGACTATATAACGCTTGACTGCGAAAACGAAACGGCCCGGCGGGAAACCGCGAACAAAAACGGCGCTGTTTCCGTGGCCGAATTTCCCACGCTGGAAGGCAGCACGGGCGTTTCGTGGGAAGGCGGAATTGACCGCGTAGAAATAGAACCGAGGTGGTGGACCCTGTGAAGCCGAGACTGTACCCCGAAAACGAAACCAACTTTGAAAGCAACGGCCTGGGGCCGCTGTCCGACGCGCTGGCCTGCACCGTCGAGGAAAACCGAAACGGCGCGTTTGAACTGTCGATGGAATACCCGGTCACGGGCGTGCTGTTCGATGAACTGAAACACGGCAGCATTATTTTTGCCCCGCCGAACGACAGCAGCGAACCGCAACCCTTCCGTGTGTACGGCAAAAGCACCCCGCTTTCGGGCGTTGTGACCGTGCGCGCCAAGCACATAAGTTACCAGCTGTCGCACATCCCCGTTTCGCCGTTTACGGCAGGCAGCTGCGCGGCGGCCCTGCAAGGGCTTAAAACCAACGCCGTGGAGCCGTGCCCCTTCGACTTTTGGACCGACAAGGAAACCATTGCAACCTTCGCCGTAACGGAACCGGCGTCGGCACGTTCCCTGCTGGGCGGCGTGGCCGGGTCTGTGCTGGACGTGTACGGCGGCGAATACGAATTTAACCGCTACACGGTGAAGCTGCACAAGGCACGCGGAACCGACAGCGGGGTGGTTATCGCCTACGGCAAAAACCTGGTTGACATCGACCAGGAAGAAAGCATCGAAAACACGATAACGGGGGTTTACCCCTATTACAAGGACACCGACGGCAACGTGCTGGAACTGCCGGAAAAAGTGGTTTCCAGCGCGTCGGCGCATAACTTCCCCTACCCGCGAACGGTCCCGCTGGACTGTTCGCAAGAGTGGCAGGAAACACCGAGCGTCGAACAGCTGCGCGCCTATGCTTCGGCCTACGTCGAAAAGGAAGGCATAGGCGTGCCGTCTGTATCGCTGAAAGTGTCTTTTGTTCCCCTGTGGCAGACCGAGGAATACAAGGCCATTGCCCCGGCGGAACGCTTAAACCTGTGCGATATTGCAACAGTGCGCTTTGAAAAGCTGGGCGTAAATGCGCGAGCCAAGGTTGTGCAGACCGTTTACGACGTGCTGGCCGGGCGCTATGAAAGCATTACGCTGGGCGAAGCAAGTACTAACCTGGCGGACACCATCGTAGCCCAGGACAAGGCCATAAACGCGAAGGCAGATACCAGCGACCTTGAAGCCGCTGCGGCCAACGCTTCGGCCTGGATAACCGGCAACAAGGGCGGCTATGTTGTTTTGCGGCGCAATGCCGACGGCCAGCCTTATGAACTGCTTATTATGGACAAGCCGACCATTGAGGAAGCAACGAAAGTGTGGCGCTTCAACAAGTCGGGCCTGGGCTATTCGTCAACGGGCTATAATGGCACCTACGGGCTGGCAATGACCCAGGACGGGCAAATCGTTGCCGACTACATCACAACCGGCACACTGTCGGCCAATCTGCTGCGCGCGGGCGTGCTGCAAGACAAAACGGGGAAGGTTTTCAAGCTGGACCTGGACGCGGGCACACTGGACGCGAATTTCACCAGCCTGCAAGTTTCCGGCAAGACCCCGGAACAGATTGCGGCGGAACAGGCCAAGGAAGCCGCAGCGGCGGCAGAGAAGGCCGCCAAGGAAGCCGCAGCAGCAGACCTAAAAGAATACCAGGCCGCCGTTGAAAAGACCGTGCAGGACTTGCAGGGCCAAATTGACGGCAATATTACAACCTGGTTTTACCCCTATGCACCGACGGCAGAAAACAAACCAGCAAGCGACTGGACGACGGAAACGGAACGGGAAGCCCATGCGGGCGATCTGTTCTACAATACCGACCAGGCCAGCGGCAAAGCATACCGCTGGGCCATTGTGGGCGACGTTTGGCAATGGCTGTTGCTGGAAGATACCGACGTCGCAAAAGCCCTTGCAAATGCCAAGACCGCCCAGGACACCGCCGACGGCAAGCGCCGCACCTTCATTTCCACGCCCGTGCCCCCGTATGACGTGGGCGACCTGTGGGCGCAGGGAAAGGACGGCGCACTGCTGGCCTGCATCAAGAAAAAGACCGGCAGCCAACTGTACAGCGCGGACGACTGGACGGACGCGGCCAACTACACCAAAGCTGCCGAAGCAATGCTGAAGGACTACGCCGACACCGTAAACGAACAGCTGGAAGGACTGGGCCAGCAGATTGACGGGAAAACGGAAACCTGGTTTTACCCCTACGACCCTACGGCAAAGAACGAACCCGCAAGCGGTTGGAAAACAGAGGAAGACCGCAAGGCCCACGAAGGCGATCTGTTCTACAACACCGCCCCGGCCAGCGGCAAAGCATACCGCTGGGCAAAGGACGGCGACGCATGGGCCTGGGCGCTTCTGCAAGACGCGGACGTGTCCGCAGCCCTTGCAGCGGCCAAGCAGGCCAAGGACACCGCCGACGGCAAGCGCCGCACCTTCATTTCCACGCCTGCGCCCCCGTATGACGTGGGCGACCTGTGGACACAAGGCGACGCGGGCGAACTGCTGGTGTGTACAACTGCCAAGGCCAGCGGCGCAGCATTTGCCGCAGGCGACTGGGCAAGCGCGGCAGACTACACGGCGCAGGCCGCCGAAGCCGGGCGGAACCTGATTTCTAATTCGGCTTACATCGGCGTAACTTCGACGTATACAGGATTCGATTTTACAGGAAACCAGGTAAAAATAACACTGACCGACGGAAACAGCGCGCGCAACGTAACAAGGCGGCTGACCGAGTACGGAATCCAAAGCCTGCGAAACAGGAAAATAACGGTTTCCTATGACTACAAAATTACCGAAGCGATAACTTACGCAGAGAACTACAGCGGCACGCCTGGCGCCCTGGGCCGCCTTGAAATCACTTTCGCGGACGGAACAAAGCAGCACATAAGCGCACCGCGCAACGACTTCAAGGCCCTGGGAACGGCGGCAATGGACGACTTCGCCCGTGTTACCGCAACCGCAACCGTGCTGGACAGGGAAGTAACGGCGGCTATTTTCAAGGTATTTTTCCAAGGCGCAACCGGCGCAATCATCTACAAAAATCCAAAGGTTGAACTGGGCGGAATCGCAACCGCCTGGACCCCTGCCCCGGAAGACACCACCCTGGCCGCCACTGCCCCGGCGCTTACACAGCAGGAAGTTTTTAACCGGCTGACAAACAACGGGCAGCTGCAAGGGCTGTACATGAGTGACGGCAAGCTGTACATCAATGCGCAGTATATCGCTGCCGGAAGAATTGCCAGCGTTGACGGGAAAAGCTATTTTGACCTTAACACAGGAAATGCCGTGCTGCGCGGATCCTTTTCCACCCTTGAACGGACGAATTCGACGGGAACATACCGCGTTTTCTTCGATTCGGGAAATATCGCTTGCCAAAAGAAGAACGGCGATAACTGGGACAGCATAGGCTTCCTGTCCTGGAACTACGGCGTAAGCCCCCCGGAAACCTGGATAAAAGCGTCGCGCGTTGACGTACTAAATTCTTTGGACACCCCTGCGGTATGGCTGAGTGGCACAGGATACGGAAAGACTTTGTATGCAGAAGGCGGGCTGCGAAGGTTGGACGTTGACAACATAAACGGCTACAATGTGCAATGGTACTGGGATCCTGCAATTTCCAAATGGGTCCTTGCCGCAAAAACATAGGGGGGGGTGAGAAAATGGAAGAACAGCAGATCCTTCAAAAAATCAACCTTGATTTTGCGCGGGCCGGAATCCCGCCGCGCGTCTTTGCAAAGCAGGGTGACAATAATATGCGCGTTGTGGCCGTGTCACTGTATAACGACGGGAAAGCCTATAAGGTCCCCGGCGGCTATGCCGTGAACGTGAGCGCCAAAAAGCCGGACGGCAAAAGCGTGTACAACCCCGCCACGGAAGTGGCCGGTAACGTCGCCTATATCACCCTTACCCAGCAAATGCTTGCCGTGCGCGGCATTGTCTCCGCCGAAATTGAAGTCGTGCGCGGGGCTGACACGCTGAAAACGGAAAAGTGGCAAATCAACGTTGAAGAATGCGCGAACCCGGAAAACCATGTTGAAAGCACTGACGAATACAAGACCATACAGCAGCTTCTTGCCGAAACCGAAGCGGCCAAGACTGCGGCGGCTGCGTCTGCAAGCAAAGCGGCCAAGAGTGCGCAGGAAGCCAAGGACGCGGCGGCACAGGCAGCAGCGGACGCGAAAAAGGTTATTGACGAAGGCGTAAACGACAAACTGCAACAAATGCAGAAAATTCAAACCGACGTAACCGCCAAAGCCGACAAGGTAAGCACCGACGCGGCCAAAGTGGAAGGGTACGCCAAAGCTGCGCAATACCTTATCGGCTACAACAATAAGAATATTTTAACCGTTTTCCTCTATGAGGAATAACAGAAAGGACAGAACTATGGGACTTACTGAATACGGGCACATTGCAACCGAGGAAACCCAGCTGCGCGTTGCCGACCTGCTGCAAGCAATCGCAGCGGGAAGCGCTGGCCCGGAATACACCGACGCGACCTTCAAGGCCCTGCTGGACGACACGAACACAACGGAGATTTTTTCCGCATGGTGGCCGCTGTCCGCAGCATCGAACGACAGCAAATACAAGCGCCTGCTGCGCTTCTTTACCATGCTGCAAACCGACAAAACCTACACCGTGAAATTTCCCAGCCCTGCCGTGTCCACAAACCCGGCGGGCACCCCGGCGGACGATCTTGCAGGAAAGAGTGCGGCAGCCTTGGCAACCGACAGCACAAACCCGGAAGACTGGGCGGCGGAAGACCGCATGACCTGGTATATTCGCGCCAACGCTGTGAGCCTGGCAGACGGAACTATGGACGTTCTTGCCATCGAGGGCGAAGAAGAATTTGACATCACCGGCACGCTGGCCCCTGTCTACACCTTCGCCCCTGCCCTGCTGCGCCGCGTTATCGACGACGGCAGCTACCTGTCGAAAAGCTGGCGCAGCACCTTGGCCGACGGTTTCACACCCTACGCCGAGAACGTGGCACCGAATGGCAAGCGCCGCGCAATGACCTGGCACGCTACCTTCCCCGGCGGCTTGAACGCAAAGGGCGCGCTTACCAGCGGCGCGGGCCTGCCCGTGGCGAACTTCAACAGCGCGGCAACGGGTCTGGCCCTGGCCCGCAAGCAAACCGCTTACGATTCTGTGTGGGGCGACTGTGACAGCCTGTATATGCTGGATATGTGGCAGCTGCGCCATTTCGACCTTGAAAACAGCCGCATTTTGGAAGGCTGCACCAACTACAACTTGCAGTATAAAGTTGCAGCTGCCGAAACCGGCGTGAAGCGTGTGCTGCTGACCGCTTCTCAGGCTTCGGGCTTCATTGTCGGCAGCACCGTTTCTGTGGGCGACAAGGCCGGCAACAGCAGCGCAGACCGTTACAATACATGGATGCGTGACATTGCCGACAAGGTGAAAGTTAAGAGCATTGAAACCGTTACCGTCGGCGGCACCGACTATTCGGCGGTAAATTTGGACGTTGCGGACAGCTTCGACGTGCCCGAAACTGCCTATATCAGCTCTATGCCCTGGCACAGCGGCGCAACGGAAACCCTGCCCGGCCATAGCGACGGCGCACCCGGCAGCCTGACGAACGGCAAATACCCGTGCCGCTGGGCTGGCGTTGAAATGCTGAACGGCGCCTACGTTATTGGCCTTGACCCGCTGTGGAACGTCACAACCGTGGACGGCGGCGTGACCTATACCGCTATGGCCTGCCGCGATTCGGAGAAAGAAGCCAGCAGCGTGACGGCCAACCATGTGAAAGTCGCAGAAAAGACCTTTACCAGCGTGAACGCCTGGAACTACGAACTTTCGATGCAGAACGACAGCACCGAAAGCCTTCTGCCTGACAAGACCGGCGGCGGCGACACCGTGGGCATGAAGTCCGCGTTTTATGTCAATGGCTCTGCGGGGGTCCGTTGCCCGTGGCGTTATGGCGGTTTGTACAATGCTGGCGTTGCTGGCGCTGCCTGCGCGGCTGGCAACCTTTCCCCGGCGTATTCGGCCTGGTATGGCGTTCCCCGGCTTAAAGGATCGGGCAAAAAGCGGGGTGAATGGGCGGGCTTTTGACCGCCCAGAGGGGCAGCAGGCCCCTTTTTGAATAGAAAACAAACCACCGGCCTTCCACGAACGGAAGGGCGGTGGTTTTTGGGTAATACGGCGCTGGGTCCGCGTTTTATGTCAATGGCTCTGCGGGGGTCCGTTGCCCGTGGCGTTATGGCGGTTTGTACAATGCTGGCGTTGCTGGCGCTGCCTGCGCGAATGGCAACAATTCCCCGGCGAATTCGAACTGGAATGGCGTTCCCCGGCCTACTGAAATTTTAAGGCGCAGCCAAAAGCTGTGCCGCATTGCGTTGTGTTATCCGTGCCGAAAGCTAAAATCATGTGAGACCGACACCGCGCCCGGTTTCGGGCGGGGCTATGCGCTGCGGGCGCATGGCGGGGCAAGTAGTAGAACACCGAGACCCTGCACGAAGGGCCACGGCAACCGAAAGTCCTTGCACATCAGTAAGTATTTTTATGAAACAAAGATATAAAGAACTATCCCATAACCTGTGCTTGCGCGCGGTTTTGGAGTGCTTCGAGAAGAAATGGCACCGCCAAGATTTTGTCGCGGTTGCCGAAAAGTACGGGGGTGTTTCCAATGCAGAAATAAAGCGCGACGAAGCGCAAAGTGCAGTTATTAAAAAGCTGGAAGCTGCGGACGGAATAGCGCTGGAACTTGAACAGCGAATTATTGACCTTGAAGACGGAGACCCGGAAGCGCTGGACCTTGACCCGGTAACGGAACGGCCCCGCATTGACGGCATAAGCATGAAATGCCGGAATGTTGCAAATTGTTGTGTATTTCATCAATGCTTCGGCCATCTTGCTTTCCTGGGGCTGGAACCGCTTCTGCGGGCCAGAATTCTGCCCTACCAACACGCAAGCATACCACACCGAGGGCAAAGCGGGTGCAGGCGGCAGGTGCAGCGCTTCCTTCGCCGTAAGGCGCTGGGAATCAAGTACGCCCGCAAGCTGGATATTCGCCACGCCTACGAGAACACCAAAGCGGGCGTAATCATGGGAATTTTGAAAAAAGAAATTCCCGCCGCAAAGTGGCTGCTGCTGTTGGTGGAAGCCCTGCTGAATATGTCGCCGCGCGGTTGCCTTATTATAGGCGGCTACTTGGACGCATGGCTGTTTAACCTGGTTATGTCCTACGTTTTGCGGTACATGCTGTCGCTTGAAAAGGTGCGCAGGGGCACACGGCAACGCCTTGTTGTGGCACTGGTGGCCTATGCGGACGACGTTGCCATAATGGGCCGAAGGCTGGCAGACCTGCGCAGCGCGGCAAGGACGGCAGCAAAATGGACGCTGAAAACCTTCGGCCTGACATTCAAACCGGGCGGCGACGAAGTGGCCTTTTTGAGCATCGAAGAAGAACACCGCCGCAGGCACCTGACGCGGCCAGCGGCGCGCGGCTGCCCTGGGCTTGATATTGTGGGCTTCGTTATCCGCCGAACCTATACAACCGTGCGCCGGGCCATTTTCCGGCGGGCGCGGCGGCAATACCTGCGGGCCGGGCACGAAGTTGACAAAAGCGGCACGGTGCCGCTTTTTCGCGCGTACAAGCTGGCGAGTTACTACGGATATTTTACGCAGACGAATTCCCGGAAATGCAGCACAACGCTGCGGACCGAGAAAATAAAACCGCTTGCCTGCCAAATAATCGGGTGGGCAACACGACAGAAAGAGAGGATACACAATGAAAAATGCAAGCATTATGCTGGACCACCAGCCGCCTGCCGTTGTCTTTGAGCGCCTGCCGGACGGCGACGCCGTTGTCCGGCTGTACGACAACATCAAGGACGCGGCAGACGTTGCACAGCCCGGCGAGACCGACCCGGAACAGGAACCTGGCAGCGCGTACCTGGCCGACGAAGTTATGTTTATGCTTCCCGCCGCCCGCGCCGCAGAGGAAACCCAGGAAAGCATTGCGGCGGATTTTTCCGGCTGGTGGAAGTACGGCGAAGCATGGGAAGGCCAGGAGAAAGCCCCGACTGTCGAGGAGCGCCTGGCCGTCATGGAAGATTTTATGGTCGCAATCATGGAGGGCTAACACACATGAGCAAATACTATACCACCGCGCGGCTGCTGTATCGGCTGCACAAAATCACCGCTGACCAGGTGTGGGCGTACACCGAAAGCGACCCGCCCAAAATCACCGAAGACGAAGCGCTGGCGATCTGCGGCCCGCGCGCCAAAGATGAAACCGCCGGAAGCTGAAAGCTGGCTGCATGAAACGGCGGCCCTGCTGATTGACGCAATGGACCTTGCAGCAAAGCAGCAGCGGCGGCTTGACCTTCACGCGGACAGCAAGACAAAAGACGAATACACGGCCCTGCTGGCGCGTTATGAGCGCTTCACGCAGGCCGCCGACAAATAGGAAGGTGGAACAAATGAAAATTTACGGCATCGACGTTTCGCACCACCAGGGGGCTATTGACTGGGCCAAGACCGCTTCGGAGTTGCGCCGGGTGAACGGCGGAACGTCGCCCGGCTTTGCAATCCTTCGCGTGGGATATTCTGCGCGGCACGGCAAAGGCGGCTTGTACATGGACGGCCAATTCCTTAACAACCTGGCCGCTTGCGAGAAGTACGGCGTTCCCGTGGGCGTTTACTTCTACTGTTACGATACCAGCCCTACCGCCGCAAGAATCACCGCCCAGCAGGTTGTAAAAATGCTGTCGGGCCACAAATTCGCGTACCCCATTTACTACGACGTGGAGTACGAAAAATATAACTTGAACTGCGGCAAGGCGCAGAACACGGCCATTATTAAGGCTGCACTGGAAACCCTGGAAGCGGGCGGCTATTATGCCGCCGTGTACTGTTCCCGCGACTTCTTCATCAACCAAACCAATCTGTCGGGCCTTGCCAACTTCGACAAGTGGGAAGCTGCTTACACCAAAACCGACACTGCCACGGTGCAGAACGGTTTGTGGCAGTATTCCAGTAAGAACGCGCTGGGAATTGCAGGCTTCGGCAATAGCCTGGACTGCGACGTCTGCTACCGCGACTATCCCGCCATTATGGAAAAGAACGGACTGAACGGCTACACCAAAACCGCCCAGGCCGCCCAGCCGAAAGCAACCGAATACATGGTGACGGCTGGCCCCATGAGCGCGGGCGACAAAAACACCATTAAGGCGCAGGCCGAAGCCCTGGGCCTTCCCGTAACCGTAAAGGAGTGCTAAACAATGGATATGCTTTTCTCTAACTACCTGCACACGCTGACCGGCAACCTTTTTGTGCGCCTGGTGCTTTGGTGCGTTGTGCTGGACACTGCCCTGGGCTGCCTGCGCGCCGTCAAATATCGGAAGTGGAATTCCAGCGTGGGCATTGACGGCGGCATTCGTAAGGTTGCCATGGTCCTGTCCGTGCTGTTTCTTGTCCTTGTGGACGATATGGTGGGCGTGGACGTGCTGGCCTGGGCAAACGCCGATACAAGGGCGGTGCTTACGTCAATGGGCATTAAAAGCCTGGGCCTTGCAGAATTTTTCTGCGTTGTGTATGTACTCTATGAAGCTACCAGCATTATGAAGAATATGCTGCTTTGTGGCCTTCCCCTGCCCGCTGGCCTGCGCGAAAAGGTGGCTAAATTTCTGGACACCATGACCGACGAAACGGCAATCAATATGCAGGCGGAGATTTCGGGCACAAACAAAGGGCACACCGTAACCGGGCACCTGGACGCGGCACAGCTTGAAACCATGGGTCTGGAAGCCTTGCACAAACTGGCCGACGGCCTGGAAGTCGAATACACCGAAGACACGCCCCTCAAGCAGCTGGCGGAAAAAATTGCCGCCGTTGAGGTAACAACCGAGATTTAACAAAAAGCCCCCGCAAGTGCGCCGAAGCGTACCTGCGGGGGCTTTGCTTGTTCCCTGCTTTGCATTTGACTGCAAACCTACCAGCGGGAACCCCTGGCGACGCAAATTCCAAACGTACCACAAAGGAAAAAGACCAAAGCAGCAGGGTTTGTATTTGCGGTATTTGGTGCACCATCGGGGACTCGAACCCAGGACCCACTGATTAAGAGTCAGTTGC